ACTCCCTCAAGGAGGCGGAGGTCTTGGAGTCCAAGTTCATGCCAATGAAAGAAATACAAAAAATGGAGAACGAACTGGAGGACGACGAGCATGTGGAAATGAGGCTTTCCAGAGAATTTCCGCACCATGTAGTAACGATAATCAGAGGCGACGGATACCAGAAAAAATTAAGCGAATTGATAAAAAACATGCTTGATTCGTCCGAACTCGCCAAGACTCACCCCGACCTTTATTGGGGTGAGTACGGAGTAGTGCCAAGGATGGACGTTTTCGGCGACAAGAAGGATTCGGCCACAAACTACACAAGAGAGTATTCAGAATTCTTCAGAAAAAAGAAGAAGTACGTCAACTACGGAGAGATAGAACGTGCCGACCTAACTCCAGAAGGTAGGGAAAAGGTTCTCAAACTTAAGTCTGTGTACGACGCGGTGTTTGACTATGTAAGGCTGATGAAAAAGGTCGGGCGGGCAACCCGAGCATTCATAGCGTCACGCAACCACAAGGTTCAGTCGCTCTACTCAGGCGGGGACGAGACAAAAATGATCCCCAAGGCCGGAAACGTGGAGGTGCTCTATCACGCGACACCCTATGTCCGAGAAATACTTCGCGAAGGATTCAAGACGAAGGAAGATCTGGGAAACAGAGAGTCGCTGGGAGGGGATACTTCCGGTGGAATCAGTTTCACGGCCGATCTCAATGTCGCCAGAGAGATCGTGAAGTGCCTCAAGGAAGTAATAGGCATAGCCAAGGGAAGGATAAAGGTAAACGATGTACTTAGGATGATCGGCTCTGAAAAGATCAAGGGTGAGATGCCATGGGCTCTGAAGGACTATGTGGCCAAGGCCCAACAGAGGCAGTCGAAGTGGACTAGTCCTGTCATCAAGGATTTGGCCCAAAGAACGGGAATTCCGATGCCGGGAAAACCATACGAAATTAACGACAAAAAAGAAGCCTTCGATTTATATAGAAAATACTTGGCGTGGAGCGACAAAAGGTACGACCCCCTGTTCTTCGGCGTGAATATAAATAGTTTTGAAAGTATGGACGAGGGCAACGTAGGGGTTGTGGCGGCCAAGGTGGAAATGACCAAGGTCATTAGTTACCACCAATCAATGGAAGAATACCGGGCTCCGATAGATTCCATATTAGGAGTTTACGCTCCAAGAGGCAGATCTTGAATTTTAAAGTGATCCACCGCACGGACTTCAAATCCGCCGAATCTATTTTGAAGAAAGGATTCGACCTCAAAAAATTTGGGACTGCGACGGCCAAGTCGGGTCAAGCGGCTTCTTTCGGAAGCCATCCACGAGGAGTATATCTCAGCGTGGACGAGGGATTCTCTCCGGAGAACTTGCCGCCCCATCCGTGGGACCATCGTGATCGCGGGGTGATGATATTCGGCAGCGTGGAACTTCGGAACCCATTGGTCGTGAAATTTCAAATGGAAGGCAAGTTCTACCAAGAATGGCTTTCTGCGAAGTATAGGGCTACTGGGGCGAGGCTCACGACGGCGATTAGCAAGGAAGGATATGACGGCATATATTGCGCCGATACGGGCGAGGTCGTCGTGTTTGATCCCGAACGCATAAAGATAGATAGAAACGAATCCATGGAATCCATGAGGGCCTACATGGGATGGAAGGGGGTTTCTGTGAATTTTAAAGAATGGATAGAGGCCGTGGTGTCGTCAGAGGATGTTGGGGAGGCTTTGAAGAGAACACTGGAGATGCAGGTGGAAGGTAAATGGTGGGATGTGGAGGTGAGGAAAGAAAAGACCAATCCTCCAGCATTCAAGTTCATAGGAAAACTCAGGAACGAGAAGAGCGGGTACGGTGGGCCGGATTATTTTTATGTGGCTGCCTTTGCGATACTGAGCGGAAGAAACGGATCGCCCCTATTCTCGTACAACACGGCAGTGGGAAGTGAAGAATTGAAGATAACGGGAGAGGTAGTTTACTTTAATGGTAGAGGGAAGCAGATCCAGTTGGGAATGAGGAGTTCGGATCACTATTCCCAAAACTTGCTCTCGCCGTTCGGCTGGTTCATGAAGACTCCCTTTGAGTTTGCCAAGTGGGTTGAGAGTGTTGTAAATCGTTTTGACGGTTTTGGAGACTACGACGATGACGACGACGACAATGATGACGAACCTAAGCCAGAGTGGAAGCCAAATTTAGATCCAGCCGGTTTGGTTAATGTATGAGATCTTCCCTTGTGCCGTCTAACGTCTCGTAGTCGGTTTTCGGCGATCTACTCTATTGATCGAAACTCGTTTGAAATACGGCGGTTTGAAATACTGCTTTCATACCCAACCCTTCCGCCAAATCTCTGGCCTTGTGGTACAAATTTCTTATGGCGTCGGCAGTTCCTTCAAAATAAAGATCTTGACTTGATGACAAACTCGCCGCGACGCGAACGAAACCAGCACGCCACAAATCATCATAAATGATGTCTACTATTTTTTCATCCAAGTACCTTTTCACGCTGTCTTCGGACAAATGAATATTGATCTCAGGGGTTTTTAAGGCAAGATTGGCATGGCAGAATTGCGAATGGCATCTGTATATTTTACCCTTTGGAGACAGCCATCCATTAATATCCTCACGCATTTCTAAAAGAAAGATCCATTTTTTGAATCCTTCAAGACAGTTCGTATTTTTAATGTTTTTTATGGGCTCGTTCATAATGATAAAATGGTTGAACTATTTTATGGCATGCTTCCCTTCATGTTCCAGAATCCTCAGTCCATAGCCATAAAAAAATATCTCTTTGAGATGCTAAAGGATAGGTATCCCAGAAACGAGAATTTCATAGACCGCATCACAACGATGATACAAACCAAAGAAGACTATGAAAGGTTCAGTAAATTCATGGCTGATGTGTACGAAACAGGATTCATAAGGGCTGTTGATGAGTACAAAGATCAGTTCGCAAAGATGGGAATGAAGGTGGGAATAGTTGCTCCAGAGAGACCTAAGGATCCGGGGAACAGGATATTCAATCAGTCGGAGAAGTCGGGCTGAACGTCGGATGGTATTGTCGCGAAGAGCCAACCGCCCTCTTTTCTTTCCTTCCCGGTCACCTTCCACCATCTGTACTCGTCGTAGGGAACTCTGTCGTAATGATCCGTAGACTGGTTGTGTATCTCATAGGCGAAGGGATAGACAATAGATCTTTCAGTTATCTTCTCGTCCGGGTCGCTCGTCCAAAACGACAAAGCGAAGTCGGTGGCCTCTATGACCACGGACGGGAATATAAGTTTCTTTCCGTACTTGACCCTCTTCCATGACTCGCCGTAAAGCTTGTCGGTTTTGCTCTCCAGACGAGCCGGTAAGCAGTAGGAAAGAACCTTGTGCTTGATGTACGGCATGTCGTACTCCTTGTTGTCTGTTTGTGGGATAGGAGCCGGTTCTGGCCTGGGGTCGGCTACTGGTTCGGAGCGAGCGGCCGGTTCTGGCTTGGGCGGCGGCGGAACGGTTTGTTCCGGTGGGGGCTCTACGATGACGGGCGTGGGCTTTTTGCTTTTGATTCTTTGGGAGCCGGTCATTTTGACCTCATCCCATTCAAAATTATGAAAAACCAAACCAGACGGATTCCATACCTCCTGCTGTTTGACGAGCGGGTTTGGCTCCGAAATTTTGTAAACCTTTCCCTCTTTATTAAAAATAGCCATTTTTGAACTCTACTTGATATATACGAGAGAAAAGCGAGGTTAAAAATGCCAATAGTAGTTCCGGATGCTGGTGAGCGTAGGCTTCTTGAGTACATCGTCAATAGGACGCCTGCAACCAACTTGGTGTTGCATCTATACTCTAACAACGTCAATCTTGGCGCAGAAGATTTCACCTACAGCAGTTTCACAAGAGTGACGGGAGACGTCGGATCTTCTGCGCCTAATGTGCCTCCAGCGGTGCCGTTGCTCGGAGCCAACTGGACAGCCAGCACATCGGCCGGGATCTCTTCTGCCGTTTACAGTAGCAGCATAACCTTCTCGTTCTCCGCAGCCGCCAGCATACAAGGTTATTTGGTAACCGATACTTCAAACAATATTTTATGGGCCGAGGAGTTTCCCGGCGCCCCGTTTACCCTCCCGGCTGCCGGAGGCGAGATATCAATCAGGCCGCAAGTGCAACTTAACTGATTCTTGGCCCGTGTGATCCTATATACATACAGGATTACACGGGAGGCCAAGTGCTCAGAAATTCCGACGGTACACCATATAAGCCTGTTGGCAGTTTAGAGCAGTTCGATCCGGACAACCCCGAGCGTTGTCTGTGGAACGACTGGGATGCAGAGTGGATAAAAATATACGGTTCGCCCGTCTTCTACTACGAAGTATTCATCCAGACAGGTTCTCTAGACAAGTTGTACCGTGAGGACAGGGGCAAGCTTTGGTCCAACAACCCTATAACGCTATATGCCTCTTACGAGCCCGTAGTGGGCCAGAACTACCAAAACGCGTTCGGCATAGACTCGCCCGACGAGGTAGTGTTTGACCTCAACTACAAGGACGTTCTGAAAAGGCTCGGACATCCCCCTAAAGTCGGCTCCAGGATACACAGCCCTCACAGAAAGGAGGACTGGGTCATAATCCAGAGGAACATAGGCGAGACCATGCTCTGGAGTCAGATGAGAATACAGATACTCTGCCAGCGTTTCCAAGAAAGCGTTACAACCGGCGAGGGCAAAGCGTCGCAGAAGAAGCCCGACTTTGATCTGAATGATTTAAATCAGAGGGGCTAGGGAAAATTCCGAGACTAGGATTCGAACCTAGAAAAGCAGATCCACTTGCCACTATAGTTTTCACTACCATTACTGTTTGTGGTCTGGACTTTACCTTCACCATATCTTTTGATTTAGGTGCCTCCCATCAAGTCTCTACACCTTCCCAATTGCTTGGGCTTGGCTCGGTATTACCATTTTAAAGGCTTCACCGAATTTGAGAGGTTCTACTCTAAAAGTTTCCCTTTAGGCACTCCGATTTTGAAGTCTGCTGTTATACCGTTTAACTATCTCGGATCGTTATACCTTGATCAAAATCAAGAGCGGGTGACCGGTTACGCTCCGGTGATTGAAAATTGGAAGTATTCCGTGTTACTGCTACACTACACCCGCGATATGTTAACAACTGCGTCGTTCATCCATTTTTTTGTATTACATTATCTCCTTGATGATTTCAAATATTTTATGCCGCCTCCCTTGTGAGGTATTTCTTGGCGAATATCTTCTGATTGTACTTGATGCTCTCTTGAAGTTCAAGGTCGGACTCTATCAGACAAAATCAATGTTTTTGTTTTCGTTTACTTTCCACAAGACAACCTTCGGCAGTTTTGGCTTCGGGAGCGGAATCCTTATTCCTTCCGGCATGTACGGCGTCTTCTTAGTTTCTGCTTTTTTTATGGGGTAGTGCTTCATCTTCTTGCGGAGAAAAGCCGCTTGGGTATCTTCGTCTTTATCTCTATCGGAGTGGAGGCAGCAGATATTTTGTCTAAGATCATCTTATCTACGTCCCCGTACCCTCCTCGGGAATAGGCTCTCCCGAGGACTTTGTATTTGTCGTCGAAGGTCAGTCGCGAGTCGGCCGTCCATGAGTGGCTTGCGATTTTTAAGCCGTGGTCGTTTATTCTTCTCTCCCTATTTTCTCTCTCTATTCGCTCCTCCTCGGTGAAGGGGGTGAACTGAACTTCGTTCTTCTGCGGCACAAACAAAACTTGGCCGTACGGCTCGCCGGCTCTGAAGATGTGAGTCTCGCCCTCCCTTGGGGCCTTGAATACCACGAAGAATATTCTAGACCACCACCTTTGTATGTGGCCGGGCAAGAGGCAAGGTACAGTGCCGGTTTCGTCGGTGAAGAATCTTGGGTGGGGCTCAGTTCTGAGGACATATCCTTCGGGCGGCTCCATATCCAGAGCGCTCGACATGCCGTAATGTCCTGTTGCGAAGGTCATCATCGGAGGGGATTTCTTCTTAGGTTCGTCGCCCGAGATCGTCTTGGCTTCCTCGTTTAAGTTCCATTCCTCGCCCGAGAAATCCCCATCAAACGCGATCTGGCCGTGGCGTCTTGTGACGCGACACTCGCTCTTGAAAGGGTATATGAGTTCGTGTCCGTAGGTGCTTCCCTCGACAAACGGAGGGCAGTGCCATGGCTGCGGGATGGCCCCGTTGCCGTGGTTTCTGTCGTTTCCTGCCCAGCCCGGTATCTGGAGTTTGATGGGAGAGGGCGGCGTGCCGAGGTGCCAGTTTCTGTATTTGACGAGAATCATTCAATGAATATATCGCAAAAACACAAGCAGATCAATCTCCACTCGTCTACATAGAACAAGAGAGGAAAATCATGAACGTCAATCCGGGCAACCACCAGAGCAAGGGCTTGAACGACTGCAATCCAATACCGCCAGCAGAGACCAGCAGAAATAAAGAAAAGGCTGCTAAAAGTTGCTCGGGTCCGGGCATGGGAACTGGGTGGGTCGAAGAGGCGGCCAAGTCGAAGGTCGGCCTTGGAAAAGACGCGCAGTGCGATCCTATGCAAACCGGACAAATTGTCGACGACATGAACGACCCGGAACGCCAAGTGCTCTACAGATATTCTAAGAGCCTTCGCGGATGCGACGAGGCGATGGTCGATATGTTTTCCAAATTAGTCGTGATTGACGAGGACGGCAAAGCCCACAAGGTTCCGATACTGTGGGGCACACAAGAAAGAGCCGTGACGTGGATATTACAAGACAACGTCAGGAAGGACGGGAGCCTCGTCGTGGAGCGAATCAGACTTCCGGTACTTGCCATATATTCAAGCGGCATGGACTTCGACCAGACTAGGTATACGTACCACAAAGCCCTTGATTACATGAGGAGACTTAGACCCGACAACAAGCCTGGGTTCACCGCCAAGGAGAAGTTTGAGAGAGATACGGTGTTCGGGGTGGCAAGGGGCATACCGATTAACAAGACCTACACTCTTACGGCTTGGACCATGTACATGGAAGACATGGATCAAATTCTCGAGCAGATCATGCTAAAATTTTCTCCGATTGCATATATACAGGTTAGGGGAATCAACTGGGAGACCGCGGTCAACCTAGATTCCATAGCGAACAATGTGGACTATGAACCAGGCGATCAAAACCAAAGAATAATCAAGTTCGAATTTAATTTGACGGCCAAGGCATATATACCACAGCCGATTGTCAGAAACAAGTCAGTTCTCGCAACAAAAACGGATTTTTACAACAATGTCAATGAGGACAAGATTACTGAGGCGTTAGACAAATTGGAAGACAGTGTTGATAAAATAGAAAGGCAAAATTAATGATTGAGATCAAGAACAAGACGAGGGGTCCAGTTCAGATACTAATAAGATCCAGAAGGTCACCCAAGGCTTTCACGACACTGAATGTTCCTGGCATAGGTGGTGGAAACAACATCTATATGTTAGAGGATGAGAGAAGTACAGAATATGTCGAGAGAGCAGAAAAGATGGGGCTGATTTCGACAAGGCATGTAACAAAAAAAGAATTGAACAAGGGAGAATAAAGTCATGGCAATCCTAAAGGGCTTTCCGCCGTCCAATACAATTTCACCGTCGGTAAGAATAACCGAGAAAGACTTGAGCTACATTGCTCCGGATCAGACCTTCCACAGGGCTGGTTTGGTTGGTTTTGCGAGCAAGGGTCCGATTAACATTCCGACAGTGATCCAATCCACAAGACAGTTGAACACAGTGTTCGGCTATCCTCATCCCGAGGCGGGCGATCCTTACCTCATCTATGCGGCTCAGCAGTATTTGCTCGTCGCGACGGAACTTTATGTGGTTCGCGTCGCCGATACCGACGCCGTGAGTTGGGAACGTGCTCGTTCAGCCCAAGTCGAACTTCCTTCGGCCGGTGGCGATGTTATGATAGTCTCAAGCGAGGCCGGGCCTTACAATTTAAGCAAAGACATGTACTTCAGATGGAGGCTCAATGGAGTCCTTGCTTCGAAGACTCTCGTCGCCCTTTCTAACGAAAACCATCCCGATCCGCTAGTCAACAGCGGTGGATACACAGCCTCCCAATTGGCTGACGACCTCAATATGCAGCTCGATCCGGCGGTCGACGGCATAGAGTTCTTCTCAACAATGGAGAAAACCAGCCTAATAGAATCCGAGTTGCAGACCACAACAGAAACCGACAATCAAGTGACGTTCAGTTTGGGCAACGGAGACCTTGTTGCGGGTTCGGTGACCGGACGCGTGGTGATAGGCGGAACGGTGGTTCAGACTTTCAAGGTTAACGAACAAGGAGTTTTCTCGTTCAAGACCATCGTGGCATCCCCGGCGAACAAGGCCATAGCGGGCGCCATAGATAATCCGGGCGGAACCATAACGCTGACCTACCAGAGCAATCTCGCCGCGGGCGTTAACAGAATTTCGGTGGACTACAAGTATACCTCCACATACGGCGTATCAAGGATAGGATTGAGGACAACGTTCTCATTTGGTCCGAGGGCCCAGCTAGAACTCGTATCTGTTCAAGATGCCTTGTACGGATTTGGGGGAGTGACGGGATTGGGTAGCGGCATGACCCGTGCGCAGTTCACGGGCAGCGCGGCTGCCACGTTTGACTTCACCAAGCTTGACGAATATGACCTTCAAGTTGTACTTGACGGAACCGACAATGTACTTGTGGATAATGTTGTTCAAGTTATTGATCTATCGAGTTTGTCGACCAATAGTGCAGCGACTGTCGCCAACGTCGTCAATGCGATCAACTCAAGAATTTCAGACGGTGACGTGCCGGGAGGTTTTTTGGCTGTCGCCGTCGGAAATTATGTGTCCCTAAGGACGCTCCACTCCGGCAACGACGCAAGGCTCATTGTCAAGAACGAAAGTTCCACCTTCACGCTTCTTGGATTCGACGCTCCGCTTCTGGACCCTGCGAATCCATCTGTCGTCGGTAGCAATGGATCTAACAAGGGAATGTACATAACGGCTTCCGGATTTTCTCCGAGGGGTGTCAGTGGTGCGGCGGCAATTTCCAGTTTCGGCGTTGTAAATGGCGATTCCAACAGATTCGGCGACGTCTCTGTGACGCTCACAGCGGACTCGCCGGGCATTGATGGTAACGCAACCCAGGTTGTCGTGAGAAACAATGTTCGCGAGGGTAACTTCATAATGGAGGTCTACAACAACGGCGTGCAAGTCGAATCTTGGGGCAACTTGACCAAGGACGAGACCAGCAGGTTCTACGTTGAGACATTCTTGAGCTTGGTTTCGGACTACGTGAGGGCTGTGGATAACGTAGGAAACCCAGCGCCTCCGCTCGATGGAACTTATTCCTTGGCTGGCGGCTCAGACGGCATCCCCTCGGATCCGGACGACCAAGATTACTTCCTCATCGGAAACCTCGTGGGCTACACCGGCATCTACGCCTTGAGCGAGCCGGAGCAGATAGACATAGATTTGATCGCTGTTCCAGGACACACCTCTACGGGCGTA